TCCCGGAGATGGTGTTCCAGGATGCGGACGTCTGTTTCGGCCGCGAGCAGACTCAGTTGGGCGTCCTTCCACAACTCGGCCAACCCGTCCCGGTCTTTCGTCACCCGCGCGAGTGCGTCCTGGCTAGGCATGTGTAGCGTAGTGCTGGGCCGCCCACAGCCGCTCGAAGCGGTGCCCGTCGCTCTTGCCGCCGATGATCTCCCAAAGCCACAGGTTTGGCCTGTAGACGATCTCGACGCCTGTGACGTGCTGGTAGTGCTTCCGGCCGACTCGTTGCCAGAGGCCGTCTGTCTGGGGCTTCATCCTCTGCATGGTGCTGTTCCTTCCTGTCTAGGCGACGGATCGTCGCTCACGGCCGCGTCTCGGAAGGCGCGACCGTCAGGGACGCTAGGCGGGCGTGTAGCCCGTGATCTTCAGCGGGTGTTGTGGCGTCCATGTCCCGTCCACGATCAGCGCGCGCAGGACCTCGTTCGCTTCGCGCTCGACGTAAGAGCGTGGGGTAGCTCGGCTGACTGGCACCCGCACGGGGAACTCGTCCCCGTCCCGATCGGTGTACGTCACGATGATGCTCGGTGCTGGCATCCTTCCTCCTCTCGTTCGGCGACTGCCTCGTCGCTCACACCCCGGCCCGTGAAGGCCGGAGCGTCAACGGCGCTAGACGTAGCCAGCACGCTGCAAACATTCCGAGATCCATGCGTCCAGCTCGTCGGCCGGGACCAACCGGGTTGTCTCGTTGATGTTGATGGGCTGCCCGCTCTTGTCGAACACGACCTCTCCGTTGTCGAGATCCGCCAGCACGGAAGGCTTTCCCTGCCAGTCGCCTCGGCGCGCCCAGTCGCGCAGTTTGGCACCGTCGGCCGAAATGATCGTCTGGCCTCCGTTGCGGATGACAGTCCCGAACGTGGTTTCCGTGGTGGTGGCCTTCATTTCCCTGCCTCCTTCTCTTGTGGACTCGACCGACGCCTCGCGGCGTTTCGGCTCCCGTCACGGAGCCATCATCAGGGCCGGGGGCTAGGCGATGCCGATGCAAGTTCGCATGTCGCAGCCGCAGAAGAGCACGCGCCCGTCCGTGAGGTGCCCGTGGTCGTGGCCGTTGATCCACTTCTGCGCCTCATAGTCGTAGTGGCTGCCACGCGAGAAGATCTCGCGCTCGGCTTGGCCGACTGGCGTGCAGATCGTCTCCTTGCGTGCGCTGAATGTCTGCATGGCTTCCTCTCAGCTAGTGGACTCGACTCCCACACTTGTACCACCGTCACCCCCGGCTGTCAAGCAGGATCAGTGGAAACCCGCAGGCTAGGCAGACGGTCGGCGAGGCGATACGATGGGCGGGACGGCCGGCTGGAGCGTATGGACTCGACATCTCTGCGCGCTCGCCGGCCGTCTCTGCGCTACGATCTTCCCCGGCCGGCGGGCTCCTCCGGGTTGGTTGCGAAGCCACCTGAAGCCCCGCCGGCCATCTCCCTCCTTGGCTACAATCGGTGTCGGCTTCGCAACCGACAACCTAGGAGGACACCGTGAGACCGAGCGTCCGCTTCGACGTCTTCAAGCGTGACAGCTTCACCTGCTCCTACTGCGGGCGCATCCCGCCGACCGTCACGCTGGAGGTCGATCATCTCATCCCGTGCGCTGAGGGCGGCACCGATGACCCTGAGAACCTCGTCACCGCCTGCTGGGACTGCAACCGTGGCAAGGGTGCCACACCGCTCGACAGAGAACCGTCTGCTATCCCCGACCTGAAGGAACGAACCGAGCTTGTGCGTGAGCGTGAGGCGCAGTTGCGCGCCTACCATGAGGCGAAGCGTGAGGAGGCCGAGCGGCGCGACGCGCAGGTCTCCGTTGTCTGGAATCACTGGTTCAAGGTCTGGGACGCTGAGACGCTCGCGCGCTACTACACACCGTGGGAATCGACGCTCAGGAAGTACGTTGACCTGATCGGCCCGGACGAGGTGATGCACGCGATGGACATCACCAGGCAAAAGTTCAGCTACGTGTCTACCAACGCGGTGAGGTATTTCGTCGGTGTGCTCAAAGGCCGTCTCGCAGCAGCCGAGGGACGGGAGAAGCAATGCACGATCTGCGGCGACTGGCTGCGCCTCGAGCCCGGACAGGACATCACGGGGAACTACCATCACACCGCCTGCGAGTTGGCCGATGGCTAGGCAGCGGTTCATCTGGCCGACGATCTGGGACGACCCCGACCTCGGCAAGCTCGACGCTGAAGCACGCCTCCTCTACATTGGCTGCTTCAGCCTCGCCGACGACGACGGAAGGATCATCGGCGACCCCGTCTACCTGAAGACCCAGGTGTTCCGGTACAGCTCGATCACGACTGCCCGCGTCACCGCTATGCGCGACCAGGTCGCAGCCGCCTGCCGCAGCTTCTGTGTCTACCGCGTGCAAGGTGTGGACTACATCGTGTTCAGGAACTGGTCAGAATTTCAGAAGCCAAAGTACCCCAAACCGTCCAAACTGCCGCCACCACCACGCACACGAAAAGGCCGCAACGCAGCACCGCAGAGCCAAAAGCCTTCCGGGAACGATTCCGGGAAGCCTTCCGAAACGATTCCGGGAACGATTCCCCCGCCATTCCCCCAAGATTCCGTCACAGGGTTGGGTAGGGAAGTACTAAGTACTAAGGCTCATACGTCTAAGGCAGACGTACGAGCAGCCAATGAACTAGACCCCGAGAAGAGCCTCGAACTGAGCCGCATCATCGGCGAGCTACAAGGCGTCAACGGCACGACCTGGACGACGCTAGAGCCACTGGCGCAACGAGTACCGCTCGCCGTGCTCGCAGACCTTCGGACGCGCTGCGCCGGCAAGGGGACAGGCTGGATCGTACGAGCTCTGCGAGACGAGATCCGAACGAGAGGAGCCGCAGCATGAGACACCACATGACGATCGTGGCTGTTTGCCCAGAACGCACCTCACGAGGCCCAGACCAGACCGTCATCCTCCACCGCTGCGACTGCGGTTGTGGACGACTCAAGACAACGACCATCGACGGCATCTGGACGAAGGAGCAGCTATCTCCCATCGCGTCGCAAGGAGGGCGCTCGACTTGACCGGCGCAACGCCAAACGCGCGAGAGGCTCAGACGATGACAGCTATGCCAGTTATCGTCTCAGACGATGGGTCAGACCACCCGCCGAGACGCCTGCGAATGCCCGGAATCAGCCCGAATCCGTGTCACAATCCGCCTGAATCATGGGTTTCAACGCATAAGAGAGCGACGAAGCGCATGGTTGAGCCATACGCACATGCTGGCAACGCCGGTTGCCGTCATGACTACAGTCGAAGAGGAGGGACGGGACGATGGGCAAGGAGGAGCGGCTTGAGGCGCATCGCGCCTACCAGGAGACTCTGGCCGCGTTGTGGCGCGCCTACTCCGAGGAGAGAGCCGAGGCGGATCGTGTCTACTTCGCCGCCAAGGATGGGGCGAGACGGGTCTACCGAGAGATGAAGGCCAGAGAGAAGGCGGCAAGGCTATGAGCGAGGCGGTGAGCGCGCTACTGCTGATCATCGGACACGTCGCCCTCGTCGCTGCGATCTTCGGGTACGGGACGCTCATCGGCGCCCACCTCGTGCGGACAGGGCAGTGGCCGCGATGAGCGAGGCGAGGGCATGGCTGCTGCACTACGCCTGGCCTACGTGCTCGGCTCCTGCTGCCGGGCCGCGACGCCGGGCAGCACACGAGCTGGGCGCGGAGGCGGCGAGGCGGGGGGTGGGCGGGGAGGAAAAAGTCGCCGATGGAACGGGACTCGGATGCTGGCTAGGAGGCCACGCTGCTCGCAAGTTTCCACCGCAAGGGGGGCCTTCGACCATTTCGCGGGACTCCGGTGCGGATCCGGTGCTGGGTTTTCTGACAACGAGAGGAGCGTGAGGTTGTGAGCGAGGCGAGACCTTCAGACGAGGATTCCTACCTGGCGGAGCGCCAGAAGCGAGTCGTGCAGCTTGTCGTACGTGCCAAGGGCCGCGGCATCGTTGATTTGATATTCGAGCAAGGCGGGGTGGCCTTCGCCGGGACGTCCTTGTCGTATCCGCAGCAGGGGACGATGGTCGGCGAGCCTCCGCGCGATGTCCAGAACGCCGAGCGGCTACGTGCTGCGGCAGTCGAGTTCAACCGTGTCCTCGACGAGCTGTGCTCATGAGCCAGCGGCCGATTCGCGTCACCAACTTCAGCCGCCGCGTCCGGTTAGCTGGGGAACTCATTGGCGGCTTCAACATTCCACTCCATTGTGAGGGCGAACGTCAGGCAAAGCTCCCCGAGGTCGTCATTGAACTGCTCCGTGCTGCTGCGACCAAGTGGCATGTCGAGCGCTCCGTGCTACTGCGCCACCTGATCGCCGCACTCGATAGCGAACTGGATGATGCGCTGGCGCAGGAGGCGCTCGTGGAACGATGGAACAAGGGATCTGCGTGACCGCTCTCTCCTCTCGCCGCGCCTCGATCGCTCTGCTCGCGGGGAGCCTGCTGGATTTGTCGGTGGTCACTTCGACGTGGCGACGGAATCCACTCTCCTCGGAGACAGGACCTCGTGCGCTAGCGCCGTTCCGGGAGCATCGCTGCGAGGCGTGCAAAGGGTCGGGGAAAGGGCGGGATCGCTTCCGCCGTGAGGTTGTCTGCGCCGCCTGCGATGGGGCCGGGCGTCTGGCCTTCGACGCCTACACCGGCGAGCGGGTCGGGACGGCGGAGACGCCGACGGTGCTGCGGTTCCGCTCGGCGCTCTGCGACCGCTGCGGCGGTACGGGCGTCTGGAAGGGCGCGCGCTGCGAGACGTGCGAGGGTGACGGTCGGCGGGAGTGGTCGCCGTTCGAGCTGCATCTGCCGGGGGAGGACGAGCGGGTCGGAGCCGACGAGGGCGGACTACTGGCGCGGCCACGGCATCTGGCGGTGCTCTATGCGGCCGGCTCGTACGCGGAGCTGGAGCGGGGGCTGACGGAGCTGCGTGCGGAGGCCCCGTCACGCCATCGGTTGTGGTGGTGGCGGTACGGGCGCGGTGACGAGTTGCCGCTTGCCGGGTGGGAGCGCTTCGAGCTTGAGCTGGCCTGGGTCTCCATCGAGCAGCGGATGCCGGCACGGGTCAGGGTGCCGCCGGCGATCAGGGAGGGGCAGCGGCACTACGAGGCGTGGCTTGCGACCCGCAAGAACGGTTCAACCGATGCGAAGGCGGTCCAGGTTCGCGACGACCGGATGCTCAGGATGCGGGAGGCGGGCACGTCGCTAGAAGAGCTGGCCGCGGCGTTCAAGCTGACCCGGAGCGCCGTCTACGACGCGCTCGACCGGGCACGGCGGCGGGGCGAGGCGGCGTGAGTCCTACTTGCACATCGGGCATCGTGGAAGGGTCGGCTTGCACTCTGACCGGAGGCGGTGCTACGCTCCGCTCGGCAGATCCGAAAGGGTCTTGTCCACTTGTAGCGCCCCCTCTCATAGAACGAGTGCGCCCTGAGACCGGCCATGCGCCGGTTTCCGTTTCTTCGGGACCACGGGAGGCCATTTTGCCGGGACGTCCCACGAGCGTTGAGTCCGACCTGCGCGCCGTAGCCTTCGTCGAGCACGTCGCCGCCGGCGCGGGCTTGCGGGAGGCCGCGGTCAAGGCCAAGGTGAAGCCCGCCCGCGCGCTCGATCTCGCCGACGCCCCCGACTTCTGGGCTCGCGTGTGGGCGCTACGACCGCAGAACCGGACGGCAGCGTGACCCATGTCCTCCGCGCTTGCCCCTTCCCGCCGACGCTGCGTTCCGGTCAGGCTCGCCGATGTGCCTTTGGAGAAGCGCCGTCACGCGGCCCGCGTGGCGATCAAGTGGGAAGACGACCCGCTGGAGCGCTGGCGGATCATCATGCTCGCCGAGCAGCCAGGGGAGCTTGTCGCCTGGGTCGCACCCTGACCTGATGGCGAGAGCAGTGGCAGTCAGAACGGTGAAGCCGAGCCGGGTGCGGATCAACCCTGCCATGATCGCCATCGTCGCCGACGCGGTTGGCAAAGGACTGAACCCTACGAAAGCGGCCGCGCTCGTCGATGTTCCGCCCCGGACGATGCGGCGTTGGGTCACCGAAGGACAAGATCAGATCGATGCTTACGCCGCCGCGATCGAAGACGCCGACGACAGCTTCGAGCTGGGCACACAGGGCCAACTCGTGCTGACGCTGTTGAAGGCGAACGCTGAACGCGCGCTCCGCTGGCTGAAAGCACTTGAAGGGAACGAGAGCGCCGACAGCGAGGACGCCGGTGGCGGCGGCACGCGCGTCGGCCTGGGCGGACGCTCAGGCTCCGGCGCGAAGGACTGGCAGCGGTTCGCGTGGCTGCTCGAACGGACGATGCCGGACGACTACGCGCTCCGTGACGGTTTCCGACGCGCAGAGATCGGGGCCGGTGACAGCAGCAAGGTCGCCTCGGAGGTGTCGCTGAATGCGGTCTCGCTCATCCTCGTTCAAGCCGGAGTCGCCCTCGGCCATCCCGTCGTGGATCAACTCGACGCAGGGGACGCTCGACCTCGGCGAGCTTTACCCGCCCCTGCGCCAGTACTGGCCGCACCTGCCGACGGCGAGCCCGCAGCAGGCAGCATTCCTAGTCCTTGACTGCCTCGAAGCTCTGTACGGTGGCAGCGCCGGGGGCGGCAAGTCCGATGCGCTCCTAGCCGGCGCCCTCCAGTACGTTGACCATCCGAAGTACGCGGCGCTGATCCTGCGGCGCACGTTCGCGGAGCTCGCGCTGCCCGAGGCGATCATGGCGACGAGTAAGGAGTGGTTGGCGCGCAGCGACGCGAAATGGAACGAGCAGGAGAAAACGTGGCGGTTCCCTTCCGGGGCGACGCTCACGTTCGGCTACCTGGAAAAGTCCGATGACGTGTACCGCTATCAGGGATCCGCATATCAGTACGTCGGCTACGACGAGCTGACCCAGTTCGAGGAGTTCGTCTACACCTACCTGTTCAGCCGTGTCCGCCGCACGAAAGACCATGATGTGCCGATCAGGATCAGGTCGGCGTCGAACCCCGGTGGCCGCGGGCACGCCTGGGTGCTGAAACGATTCCCGATCCTCGCGGGCAGCACACCCGCCGACCGGGAAGGCCGGATCTACATTCCGGCAAAGGCGTACGACAACCCAGGACTCAACGTAGTCGAGTACGAACAGACCCTCTCGCATTTGGACGAGACGCTGCGGAAGCAGTTGATGGACGGCGACTGGGGCGCGTTCGAGGGCGCCGCCTTCCAACGCTTCGACGAAGCCACCCATTGTGTTCCCGCGTTCGCGGAGCTGCCCCCCTGGGATCGCTTCGAGTTCATGGACTTCGGCTTGAACAATCCGACCGCCTGGTACCTCTGCCTGGCCGACTACGACGGCAACCTGATCGTTGCCGACAGCTTCTACAAGGCCGGGCTGCCGTCGGAAACAGCCCCGATCATCCTCCGCTGCCGCAAGCCTGTCAGCGAGGGCGGGCGCGGCTGGGAACCACGCGACCGTGACGGCTGGGGCAACCGGAACGTCTGCTACGCCGACCCGGCGATCCAGCATCGCACCGGCGGACTGACACGCTGGGGTGAGCCTGCGACGATCGAGACCGAGTTCCTCGACCACGGCATCGACCTGATCCTCGGCAACAACCATCCGCGCACCGGCTACGCCCGTGTGCGCGAACTGATCGAACCGGACGGAGCCCGGAAGTTCCCGCTCTGGCATCCGAAAGCCGGACAGTACGGATCCCCCCGCCTGTTCGTCGTCAAGGAAACCTGCCCTGAGCTGGTCGAGCAGTTGAAGGCTGCGCCATTGCAGCCGATCGACAAACGCCACGCCGGCGAGATGATCGATCCCAAATGGGAAGGAAGCCACGGGCATTCCTGCGCCGCGCTCAGGTATGGGGTTTTGAGTCGTGCCGCCCCTTCCGTCGAGCCGGAGCCCGAAGACGAGGATCCCCGGCGCGCGTTCCTGAAAGCGGCCACGAAGCGGGAGCAGCGGCAGCTCGGCCAGCAGAGAACCCTGATCGACGTGTAACCCGCAGCGGCGTGGAGGAGCAGGACCTCGCGGGCACACATGAGCCCGAGACGCGGGTGCGAATCCCGCCGCCGCCACTTTTGAGGGCAACCGATGGAGGGAACAGATATGGAGAAGATCGCCGTGCAGGCCACCGCGAGAGTGCTGGTCCTGATCGAGGAGAACTCCGTTGTCGATGGAGAGTGGCCGGACTACGCGGACGTGATCGTGTTCAAGACCGGTGCGTCACGACCTGTCGTGCAGTTGGTTCCGCTTGTCCCGGTTGGAGACTGACGTGGAAATGCAAATCACCCAGACCGCCCGGCATCTACCTGCGGCGTGCGCGGTCTGCATGGGCCACATGGGGCCGTTCGCCGACACACAGGTAGACCTCGGCGCCGTCGAGGATCAGAACGGTTTCGGCTGGCTGTACGTGTGCAAGAAATGCGTGGGCACGATGGCCGCCCTGTTCGGCTTCGAGACTCCCGAGCAGGTCGCTGCGCGGTCGGAGTTGATGGCGTCCGCGGACGCCCGGATCACCGAGCTGGAGGCGCAGTTGGAGGCGGAGCGGGAAAACAAGGTCGTGAAGCTTAGCGAGCTTGAGGACATGGGAGTCGTGCTCGTCGCGCCGCCTGCCTTCGATCTACCCGCACCCGAGCCCGAACCCGAACCCGCCAAGGCCGAAAAGTCCGTCCGCCATGTCTACAGCGGTTGGGAGCCTCCGACACTATCCGACGACGAGGCCGTCTGATGCCCGCCGAAAGATGTTTTTGCAAGCGCAAGCGTGCCGAGGGCGACCGTTGGCTCACCTTCACGCTCGCCGTGGACTGGGGCGCCGACGATCTGCGCGACGCCTGGAACGGCGAGTACGCGCTCTGCTCGTTCAAGTGCCTCGCCCAGTGGGCCTCCGAGAAGGCAGCGCAGCATGACGGGCGTCTGCTCGTGGAGGGCACAGACGAGGTATCGACCATTCCGATCAAGGAGACCCCCTGATGTTCCTTCACGTCACACACGCCAACGGGCAGACCTCGGAGATCGCGGTCAGCACCGCGCACACGCTCAACGTCCGTGACGACACCGGCGCGGTCGTAGCATCCGTCTCGTTCGCTGGGGTCACGGACTTCAGCATCGCGTACACCAGCCTCTACGCCGACGAGGTTCCAGCGGAGGCAGAGCCGGTGGAGGAGGAAGTCTCGGAGGCAGTCGAAGCTGAGGCCGAACCCGCCGCCGACCCGAACGAAGCTGAGGCCGAACCCGCCGCCGACCCGAACGAAGCTGAGGCCGATGCTGCCGAGGAGGAGGAAGCCACCGCGGAGGTTGAGCCTGAGCCTGACGTCGAGCCTGACGCACCGGCCGAGACCGAGACGGTCGTGAAGCCGCGCAGGTCTTTCGGGAAGAAGTAGTCATGCCCTACGGCATCGCCAAGGAACTCGGCGGCGATACGGCCTCCAATGACGCGAAGCTGGAAGCCTGCATCGCGAAAGTCATGGCGAAGGGCGCGAGCAAGATTTCGGCGATCAAGATCTGCAAGGCCTCGATGCGAGGGAAGTCCCGGTGATCTACGTCACCGTCATCGCGCTCGCGGTTGTCGCGGTCACCGTCCTCGCAGCGTTCGCCGCCTTGCGTTGGCAGGCCCGGCAGCACACCCGCGAGCAGCAGGCGTGGGCGGCGGAGCGGGCGAGCATGATCGCGACGATGGCCCATCTGGCAGACAGGCCGTTGCCGGAGCGCGGCTGGAACCGTGAGCCGGAACCCGCCGCCGATCTCGCCGACTTGCTACGCGAGCGGCCGTTCGCCGATCCCGAATCGCTCCTGATTCCCTGAGAGCTAAGGAGGAGCACCGATGTCCGCTCTAGCTCTTGATGAACCACAGACCGCCTCCGAGCCGATCCTCTCCGACCGTGACGCGAAGGTACGGAAGACGTGGATGGAACGGATTCAGGAGGCGAAGAAGTCCCGCTTCCCGTTCGAGGCTCCCTGGCAGCAGAACCTCGCCTTCGTCGCCGGCAACCCGCACCTGAAGTACGACCGCAGCGAACGGAAGCTGTTCCTGCCGGATCTGGCAGCCGGTGAGGAGCGCACGAGCGCCGACAAGATCATGCAGTACCGCAACACCGCCCTCGGTGAGCTGACCGGCGACGACGACCGGCCCGAGTTGCAGTTCGCGCAGGATGATCTCCCCTCGGAGGAGTACGCGAAGACCGCGAACTTCGCCGTCGAGTACGGCTGGGAGTGCGAGTGGTTCGCCGACCAGCGGCTCGAGGATCTGAAGCGGACGATCATTGATCTCGGCACAGGCGCGATCCGTGTGCGCTTCGACCCGACCGTCGGCCCGGTCAAGGTCGGGGTTCCGCACCGAGACGGAAAGCCGATCTTCGATATGGAGGAGGCCCGCGCCTACGTCGCCGAGCAGCAGGCCCAAGGCTTGCAGGCCGAGTTCCGTGACATCCATGAGGGCCGCACCGTCTGGGACGTCCTCACCCCACTGCATCTGCTTGTGCCCCCGGCGATCCCCAACGAGGAGAAGTTCCCCTGGGAGATCGTCGTCTGGCCGGAGCAGATCGAGAAGCTGAAAGAGGAGTACGGGGCGAAAGCCGCAGGGCTCGTCGAGGACACCGACATCGCCAGCGTGTTCGCACTCGGCGCAACCGACAGCACGGCGGGCACGGACATCGACGCCGAGCAGGGAAAGCTGAAAGACCATGTGTGGGCGTACTCCTGCTACGAGCGGCCGTGCCGTAAGTACCCGAAAGGCCGTGTCGTCGTCTTGGCCTCCAACAGCTTCCGGGTGCTCTCAGTCCGTGACGAGCTCCCGTACAAGGGGCCGGACGAAACCTACCGTTCCGGGATCACCTACTTCCACTGGTGGAGGATCACCGGCCGCTTCTGGGCGAAAGCGCTCCTGGACGGGCTGAAGGATCCGCAACGCTCGATCAACCGCCGGGTCACACAGAAGAACGAGATCATCGACCGCGGGATGCCGTTCGTGATCGAGGAGGAAGGGTCGATCAACCCGCGGCAGGGGAAGCCGTTGGAGCGGGTGACGGTGAAGAAGGGATCCGCAAAGCCCGAGTTCCACGAGGGAATCGGCTCCGGCGAATACATGTACCGGGACATCGACTCGCTCAAGCAGGACATGGAGGAGGCGGCCGGCATCCGGGCCGTCTCAATGGGAGACAACCCGGCGAGCGTCACGAACTACTCCCAGCTTCTGCTGTTGCGCCAGAACGATCAGATCAAGCTGAAGCCGACGATCCGTGGGATCCGCGGCGGCGTCAAGCAGATCGTCGAGAACTGCGTCTACGACATCGGCCTCTACTGGGGCTCCGAGAAGATGCTGCGCCTTGCGGGCGACGACGGGCTCGCGCGCACCGCGCTCTTCAACGCAACCCAGCTTCCCGCCTTCTACCTCGTCAAGACCGCCAAGGGCGATCCCAAGCCACACGATCAGGTGGGGAATCTCCGCATGGTCGAGGACATCGCCCGCCACTCGATCGACAGCGGGCAGCCGTTGCCGACCTCCTGGTACGCGGACTCGTTGAAGGCCGGAGTGCCGCTGCCGATCCCGGAGGCACCCCAGAACGATCAACAGGAAAAGGCTTTGAGAGAAAATCACATGATGATCGAAGGTGCCGAGCCCGAAGTCTCATACTACGACAATGCGCTGGTCCAAATCCCAGAGCATCGCTCATTGCAGGACCAGGCGGTAATCGTTGGGGATACAGAACTCATTGATCGTGTTGAGCGCCATGTCCAGGCGCACCTGGCTTCGGAGATGGCGAAGGCCCAGGCACCGGCTGAGGATGGGCAGGGTCTGCCTGCACCTCCGAGCGTGCCGTGACTGACGAGGCCCGCCGTGACGCTCGCGGTCGGCGGTATCAGCACAACGGTTGCCGGTCGCCTCTCCACCGGCTCCTACGGCGTCCTCGGACGATTCCAAACCAAACGCCACAGGGGAATCAAATTCCCGTACACCCAAATTGGGAAGCGATAAGGAGCACCTATGAGCCTCGCGAAACGCCCACGCCTCGGTCAGGCGCAGTCGATCGTCCCCGACGCCGAAACAGTCCTCGGCGATGACCCGGACGTGTCGATCCCTACCACAGCCGGGGGCACCGCGTTGCCGAACGTCCCGGAAGGCTGCCGTCACGCCTACTTCACCGTTGAGACATGGCCGGTGCGCCTCCGTCCGGTCACGGCCTCCGGTGGCGGTGACCCCTCTTCCACCAATGGGGTGCTGTTGAACACCGGGGAGGGCTTCGACCTGACCGCCGACCCGACGCTGTTCAAGCTGATCGGTGTTGGGGGCACCGCGAAGCTGAACGTCTTGTATCTCGGGGAGAACTGAAGCGGAAGGACTTCCTGCGCCCGGTCGCTGTCAGCGAGCTTGGCTTCGACGTTGCCACGCAGGCAGAGCTGGACGCGGCGGTAGGCCTGCCGCGCGCCCTGACGGGTGCCGTCTCTGCCACGCGCTACGTCGGCGGTGTCGCTTCGGTCGCCCCGACGACGGGCACGTTCGCCGCCGGGGACTTCGTTGTCGCTCTGAACGGCACGGTCTTCGTTTGTGTGACGGCCGGGTCGCCGGGGACCTGGACGAACGCCTCTGCGTCACCTCAGCAGCTCGCGCAGACTGCGGCGGGAGTGAAAAGCGAGAACTTCTCACCGCTCATGATCTCCTCCGCCAACTCCTCCAACTCACAGCAGGTGACTGGGGCATTGCTTGGCCTACGCGCTGGCGATGTGATCACGGGTATTCTGCTCCGCCTCGCCGTCGCAGCGGCCGGAACGTCACCCACGACCGCTCGCTTCGGACTCGCCGATTCGGCAGGCAAGATCCTTGTTCTCAGCGGCAACCTCAAGACTGCTGCGGAGTGGCCGATCGGCGCTGCGCTTCGCCTTCACCGCCCCCTACACCGTCCTCGCAGACGGCGGCTACATCCCATGTGTCGTCGTGGACGGCTCGTGGGGAACAACACAGCCCACTCTCGGTCGCATCAGCCACGGTTCAGCCGTTCCCATGACCGCCTTCGGTGCAAACGCCCCTCCGAACTTCCTGTGGAACACTCAGGCGGATCTTCCGGCAATCGGCTCCTCGCTGACCCTAACTTCCCAGGGTTCCGTGACCAACTACATGGCGGTCTACTAATGCCCGCCCAAACCTCACTCGTTGACGTTGACCGTGGCGACTACACAGAACACGTCTACAGCTTCGACAACGCGACGACCCGCAGCATCTTCGAGGCGAAAGCAGGCGTGCAGTCGCGGGACGCCGACGCGCTCAAAGGCAAGCTGATAGCCGCGCTCGCGCTCCTGGAAGCGGCCGACACGAACTGGGCGGGGCTCTCCGCGTCGGCCAAGGACAATGCGCCGCGGCTCGTCGTGAAGGTCTGCGCCGGACTGGCCCGGCACGCGCTCAACTCCTGAGCGCCACCCTCGTCTACTTGGCGCTCGTCGCCTAACCCGAAAGGACACCCGATGGCCTGGACTTCAATCACGAACCCGCTCGACCCGCCCGGCCCGATCCCGTACGGGGATCGCTACATGACGCTCCGCGAGGTCGTCCCTGACAGCTCCTGGCTTGCCGCCGGTGAAGCACTCACCTACGGGCAGCTTGGCTTCTCGAAAGCCCCGGACTGGGTTGAGGTACAGCCGACCGGAGGCTACGTCGCCGAGTACGACATCGCGAACGAAGTGCTGCTCGTCTACTGGGTCGATACGTCCGTTGACGGGGTCGCGCTGGCCGCCGTCGTGGACGGCACGAACCTGTCCGGGCGCACGTTCGTCGTCAAGGCGTACGGCAAGTACGCCGCGTAACTTCCCTCCTGATCTGAAAGGAAACCCTTCGCTATGAGAGTCAAGACTTCAATCACCCAGGCGGAGGATCGCCTTTCCCTGCGGCTGATCGGCGCCGGGGGAATCAACGTCAGTGTCGCAGACGACGGCATGGAGGCGGAGGCGACGATCCGGCTCGCGCAGAAGTCGGGGGTCAGCTACTTCGTGAACGCCACGAGCGGCCTGGACACGAACGACGGTCGCACCTGGGACACAGCGTTCCTGACGATGACCGCTGCGTTCGCCGCGATCGACTCCGGCGACACCATCTACTTCAACGGGAAGATCAAGGAGCAGCTCACGACTCCGGTGCAGGTGTTCGACGTGACCGTGGTCGGCGCGTCGAACCGTCCCCGTCATGCCGACCCAACCCCTGACGGCGGCCAGTCCGGCGCAACCTGGACGACGCGCGCTACTCCAGCCACGACTACCCCGCTTGTCAAGGTGCTGCAACAGGGATGGCGGTTTGAGAACATCCTGTTCGCGGGTCCCTCGGCCTCGTCGTGCGTGCTCGGCTTCCGGGACGGCGGTGCCGGAGACGCTGAGCGTGACGCCTCCCATCTGGAGCTGGTCGGCTGCCGGTTCGCTTCCGGCCAGGACGGCTTCGAGTCGTCCGGCGGCTGCTACAACGTCGGCATCTACGGCTGCTCGTTCCATGACCTGACCGGCTATCCGATCAACCACACGGCCGGGGCGGGCATCGCCGCCTCCTACCGCTGGCAGATCAAGGGCAACCGTTTCCAGGGGAACGCGAAATGGATCGACACGTTCAACGGGAACTCGTGGGAGATCACCGACAACGTGGTCGTCAAGACCACGACGCCCGGCCTCGACACGAGCGGCGGCACCGGCGGCAACGCGATCCTCCGCAACGTGTTCGACATCGCCGCCGCCGACTTCGACCCTGTCGGCGGTTTCACCGGCCACGCGACCGACGTCTGGTCGAACTACCTGACCAACGCGATCGAGACCGGACTCCCGGCGAACTAAACCACTAGGAGGGCAACGATGAACAGTCTGAACATCATTGAGTTCGAGGCGACCGGCGACGGCGGCGCCGACACCTCGGGCGACTACGACGCTGTAGTCGCCGAAGCCGGAGCCGAGGGCGGGGCCGTCTCCTCGCCCGCTGCGACGGAACCCGCCGAGGAGACCGGCGCGGCGGCAGCGGAGGCGCCCTCCTCCGTGGAGGAGGCGACCCCGCCCTGGGCTCCCGATCAGGAAACCTGGGAGGACATGCAGGCGCTCACCGGCGCGCTTGCGCAGGTTCTCAGCCAGCCCGGCCAGGAAGCCGCGGCGGAACCGACGTTCGAGTTCGACCCGCTCGACCCGAACGCCGGGGAGACGCTTCAGAGCTACGTTGACCAGCGCGTCGAGCAGCTCGTCTCCGCACGTCTCGCCGACATCACCCCGGTCGTCGAGAAAGCAAGGTTCGCTGAGGCCAACGAGATCAAGGACGGGCTGCTCGACACGTACGCCGGGCAGATCGACGGGTTCGAGAAAGACAACCCGGTCTTCCGCAGCGGTGCCGAGTACGCGGCCTCGGCGATGCTCGACCAGGTGAAAGCCGAACTGGGCCTCGACCCGAGCCAACCTTCACGTAGGGCAGCGGAGGTCGCGTTGAAACGCGGTGCCGAATGGTTCGCCGGGATCGCGAAAGCACAGCGGAAGGCCGGGGTGGAAGCCTATATCGCCGAGGCTAAGACGATCGCCGAAGCCCCTGGCAGTCTCGGAGTGACCGGCGGCGGCATCGAGGGCATCGAGCCGACCGACGATTACGACGAAGTGCTCAACCGCATGCTCGCCCGCTCCTAACCAGAGCATCCAACCTCTACCCCTCGGCAAATCGGGCCGTCCCACCGGGCGGCCTTTCTGTTGACCCCGATCACAGTAGGAGGTATGGCCCGATGGCCGATGTCACCACCACTAACTACGCGGACGCTCTCTACAACTTCCGCGTCGCCATGCAGAAGAACTACCGCAAACGGCATGTGCTGATCTCACAGCTCAAGCGGGTCGCCCCACAGGAGGTCTTCTCCGGCGGCGACGAGGCACGCATCCCGATCATCCTGAACAGCCTCCAGGGTGGCGGCAACCCCGGCGAGTCCGGGACGATCAACGTGCCGCACAGCTTCAACCTGGACAAGGCAACCTTCACGCTCGAGAACGTCGTGATGCCGATCGGGATCACGCTGAACGCGGAGGAGAACTCGAACGTCAACTCGGCCGCGCCCGCTCTGCGGACACTGGTTGAGGAGTGCGAGAACGCGTTGTCCGAGATCGTCAACGATCAGTTCAACTGCCCCGGCGCGTTGCTCGCGTCGGTGTCGGCGAACACCACGTCGCCGAGCCTGACCGTCTACACGAACGCGGCGCTGACGAACTACGACCGGCTCCGTGCCGGCCGAGTCGTGGACATCCTCACCCGCTCGTCGGGTGCGAACCCCGGCAACGGGCTTCGCCGCAAGATCGACAGTGTGGACGAGGCGACCGGGATCATCACGTTCGCGACCGCAGCCCAGGCATCCGACGGTGACTCCGGCAACATCACGTTCTCGAACACCGCTGGCCTCTACCTGCCCGGCACCTGGGGCAACGCGCTCCAGTCGCTCCATGACATCGCGTCCACGTCAGGCACGTTCGAGGGGATCGTCCGCTCCAGCGTGCAGGGCTGGCAGGCGATCGACGGCCGCAACGGCGACACCGACACGAAGATGCTGTCGGATGTGCTGATGGACTCGGCTGTCCGCCGTGGCCGCCGCACCGGCGGCTTCGCCTGGGAGTTCGCGATGGGCGAGCCTTCCGTCATCGACGGCTACAAGCAGTCGAAGTATGCGCAGACCCGCGTCAACCCGCAGATGAAGACGCTGTCCGGCGGGTTTGCCGGTATCGAGTACGTCCATGCGGGAGGCACGATCGCGATGATCGCGGAGGATCGCTTCGAGCGCGGCAAGCTCGTGTTGGTGCCGACCGAAGACATCGCCGTCTACCACGGCCCCGGCAACCCGTCCGGTCCCGAGTGGATCAAGGACACCGGCGGCCAGTGGCAGCGGTTCGCCCGGACGCTGACGAAGGAAGCGTGGTGGAGGGACAACCTTCAGCTCGCCGCGAAGCGCTGCAACCGCGTCGTCTTCCTCGACGACCTCGACGAAGCCGCGTGATCTAGACCCGCATCCTAGGGCGGCCGGCAGCGTCCGGCCGCCCCTTCCTCAAGGGGGGTCTAGGTTGGGCTACGTCGTCTCAAAGCACGGTGGGAACCTGCTCGTCGCGGCTGAGGCCGTTGACGAGCGCTCGATTTCGCACGCGCTCAGCCGCATCCCGAACCCTCACGGCAGGTTGTTCCTCGACGTGGACGTGAACGAGCAGTACCGCTGCGTCGAATACAAGGTGCGGTTGCGGCTCTCGACGGGTGAGGCTCCGTTCGTGACCGCCTGGCGTGACGAGCAGGGCAGGCCGTTGCCGCTTTCCTCAGCCCTGACCGAGCATGTGAAGATGCTGATCGAGACGGACACGCTTCGGCAGGCGACAGAGCACAACCGACGCTTCCGCGAGTCCTCAGTCAAGGACATGGGCGATGAGGTGGAGGAGATCGCCCGCGACATGCTCCCGTACATTCAGGGGCGCAAAAGCTCGCCGTTGCACCGCAGCGTCAGCTTGCGAATGGCGCGCTCGCGCACGGGCAGGGGCCGGTAATGAGCACCTTCCTCGAGCTTCAAGATGCGGTGATGCTGAACCTGCTCGACGAGTCGGATCGAGCGAACGCCAAGACGTACATCAACCACCGCTACGGCTGGATCCTCGCGTTGGAGGAATGGTCGTTCCTGAACGACACCGCCAACGTCACCGTCACCGCCGGCTCCCAGACGGTGACGGGGCTGCCGTCGGACTTCGGCATCCCGATCGGCTTGTGGGACTCCGACGGGAACCCGCTCAAGGCGTACTCGGACTGGCGCGCGTTCCTTTCCCGCTACAACGCGAACCTGGGTGACTCGGGCACATCGGAGGCGTACACGGTGATCGGCTCCTCCATGCTTGTCGGCCCGACCCCGGACACGACCGCCACGGACTTTCTGCTCGCCTACGAGCTGGAGGGGGCGGCGATGGCCGCCGACAACGAGGTGCCGATCATCCCGTCGCTCTTCCATGTCGCGTTGATCCACGGTGGCCGGGCGGAAGCGATGAAGATGGCGCACAACCAGACCTGGCAGGCCGTGGAGCAGGACTTCCTCGCCTCGATCGACGCAATGCGCCGCCGTTATCTCGCCGGCGTGCGCTCCACCGGGGAGCAGATCCCGGCGTACCGGCCCTGACGATGGCTGTCTCGGCAGGCCCACGCCCGCAGATCCTCCGCATCCGTGACGCCTCCGGCGGGCTCAACCTTCGAGATGCGCAGGTGTCACTGGCACCGAACGAGTCTCCCGACACCTGGAACTGCACGATGGACGAACGGGGAGCGGTCGGCAAGAGGCTCGGCTACGAGAAACAGAACCCCGACCCGTACGGTGGCGGCTTCGTCAAGAACGAGTTCTACTGGGAGTCCGGGCAGGTGCTCATCACCCAGGCCGGAGCGAAGCTCTACAAGAGCAACTCGACAACGGAGTTCAAGACGTTCACGACGTCGGCCCGTTGCGGCTTCGCCGACTTCCTCGTCAGCGGCCCCGCGAACCGCCTCTACTTCATTCACCCGATCGACGGGCTCTTCCACTACGACGGGACGACTGTCACAGCGGTCGGCGACCCGGACGCGCCCAAGGGCGACGTGCTGCTCGCCTGGCAGAACAAGCTGTTCGCCGCCGGCAACCCCGGCACAGGCGCAGGGCCACGGGTCAGTTGGAGCGCGCTTGCGGACGGCACGACCTGGGGGGCGTCCGACTACAACGACCTGCGCGAGAAAGACGGCGAGAAGGTCGTCTGCCTGGCCGGATCGAGCGGCGTTGACGTCCAGGGCCGGCAGGGGATGATCGCCTGCAAGCTCGAATCTGCCTACCGGATCATCGACTCGGCAACGGGCGAGTACGTGACGCTCGACACGGCGGTCGGCGCGGCCTCCGCGCTGGCGGCGGTCAACGCGAACGGCCGCACCTACGTGATCTCGCAGGCGGGGATCTTCTCAACGGACGGTCTCTCCCCGATGCGGGAAGAATCGGAACGGCTGCGCCCGCTGTTCACACCCGGCAGGCTGAACTTCGCGCAGCTCGCGTTGTTCGCCGCCGGAACCGTCAACGGCCGCTGCTACTTCTCCGTTCCGCAGGCCGCGGCGACAGAGAACGACCTCGCGTTCGAGCTGCACCCGAAACAGAAATGGATCGTGCCGCGCTCCGACGCCATGTCGTGTTACGCAACCTACGGGAAGAACGACGAATACCTCGTCGGCGGCTCCCCAGCGGTGACCGGGCAGGTGTACCGGCTGTTGAAGACCGGCGGCGATGATACCGCTGCAATCGCTTCGCGTTGGCAGTCGCGCTGGTTCGAGCCTGCCGACGGCCTGCTCGCGTCCCTGCTCGAAATGCAGATCCTCGGCCGCACCGAAGGGCAGGCTGACCTCACGATCCGTAAGGACTACGACGCCAGCGGCGGCGAGTCCCGCACACTCGACATCGGCGCGTCCCTGGGCGAGTGGGACACAGGGCTGCTGTGGGACGACGGGCACCTGTGGGGGCCAGCCAAGATCCAGGAGTACCAGAAGGTCTACTCATTGGGCACTTGCCGGGCGTTCTCGCTGATCGTTGAGGAAACCTCCGCTCTGGTTGGAACGGGCACTCAGTACCTGCAACAAGGCACCGCGCCAGAGGTTGGGGCCTGGGCGATATACGGATGGGATCTCAAGTACACCACGCTCGGCGGATAAGGAGACCACTTTGCCTACGATCGCACTGACCCCAATTCCTGCGGGTGAGATGAAGCGTGCGCCGCTGAACGTCTGGGCCGTGGACATCCAGACGGCCGTGAACGGCCTGGACGGAACTAACTTCCTGGCCGGTACGTTGGCCGCCGACCACATCTTCCGCGCCCGCGTTTCGGGGGACTCGAACCCGCGCGTTGCGATCCAGTCCGACGGGAAGTTCGTCTGGGGGTCGGGTGCGGGCGTGGGCGACACCAACCTCTACCGCTCCGCAGCCGACACGCTGAAGACGGACGATGCGTTCAAGTCTGCGCTTGCGATCATGGCCCGAGACGGAGTGGCCGCCGAGCAGGTCAATATGGGGAACATGGGGCCGAGTGGTGAGGCAGGATTTACCTTCGGAACGGCTGCTGACACCAACCTCTACCGCTCCGCCGCCAACGTGCTGAAGACGGACGACTACTTCTCGTCCGAGCTAGGCATTCAGATTCTGAATGACGCGGGAACAGGGGTAAGCGGTATTCGTTTCGGGGCGTCTGCCGACACCAACCTCTACCGCTCCGCTGCCGACACGCTGAAGACGGACGACGGGATAATCGGTGCGGGAGGACTTGCGACGCTGACAAAGGCCGGTGTCCCGTCAGACGCCGACGTGGTAGCGGGGATGCAAGTCAGTGGCGCGATGATCCTCGACACCACGAACAGCCGCATCTACTTCAGGGTTGGCTCCACCTGGAAATACGCGGCACTCACATGATCGTCCGGCCCTACAAGTACCTCGTCGTCGCCGTCCTTCAGGAACTCGACGACGACGGTCACGTGATCGGTGAGCGGGCGACCGAGCAGAACGTCATCTACGGATCGGATGCGCTCGCAACATGGGCGGAAGACTTCGACACGTCGCTTGCCGCGATGCAGACAGCCGAACAGCAGGAGGAGGTGGGCTAAATGAAGATCGAGACCTACGGGTTCAGCCCGATCACCCGGAACCTGGCCGCGCCGAAGAAGCCGCGCGTCATCTCCTACCTGTCGCATGGCGCGACCGCGCCGAGGCCGACCCCGTACGCGCGCACCACCCCCGGCTACGGCGGCCCCTGGAACCCGGACGACACGCCGAGGGCTTCCCCCATCGCGCCCCCGGTGGCCGCGCCTGAACTGGCACCGTCCCCCGCCCCTACTCCCGCTCCGGCCCCGGCACCGGCCCCGCCGTCGTCCGCAGCTCCTGTCCGTGACCCGAACGTCAACTATGAGTCCGACCCGATCTTGCAGAAGGTGCGGCTGATGGCGCAGGGGATCCGTGACACCGCGCGCGCGTCGGCGCGCACGCGCAAGGTGGGACTGGCAACGCAGCTCGGGGATACCGGCTTCGCCAGCGAGCTGGGCCTCTCGGCTGCCGAGCAGGCCGCCGCCGCAGCGAACCCCCTGTCGGACTTCGCGCAGCTCGGACAGGCAGAGCAGAAGTCCACCACGGCGCTCGAGGACGCGCTGAACAAGAGCAACCTCTATTTCTCCGGCCACCGTGGCACGCAGCTCGGCGAGCTCGCGCAGAACTTCCTCGGCCAGCGGGCGGGCGCGCTCGGGCAGGCACGGCAGGGGTACGCGGGCATCAACGCCGATCTGCTCGGCGCGCAGAGTTCGGCGGATCAGCAGGAGATGGACGCGGAGGCCGCAGCGTACGGCAGGGCGCTCGACGCTTCACGGCTCGCTGCTCCTCCTGCCGTCACGCCGCCGGACGGCACTCCACCGCCGGACGGCACTCCACCGCCGGACGGCACTCCACCGCCGGACGGCACGCCACCGCCGGACGGCACTCCACCGCCGGACGGCACTCCACCGCTCCTCCCGCCTGTTCTGCCCCTGCCGGGCAACTACGGTGCGACGCCTGTACCAGGGCGGCCGGGAGGCGTGCAGTCAGCGCCCGACCCGCTCGACGCGATCCTCGGAGTTGGGGGTGGCGGAGGGGGAGGTGGAGGCGGTGCAGATCTCGGGCCTGCCTCGGCTATCCGCGGCTACGGAGGCGCCACGGATCCGAACGAGCCGTTGTACGGCTCGGCCCTCAACAACCCAGGTGCCCGCCTGAACCCGCTGATCGCGGAGCTGCTCGGCCTCACCGTGGGAGGCGTGGCACCTGCACCGGGTGCTCCGGCTGCACCCGGCCCCGACCCGCTGATCCGTGAACTGCTTCGCGCCCGCAGTCGTGACCAGCGGCTAGGGCTCCTGGGCTAGCAGGCGGCGTCGGCGCGCACGTAGGCGACGACCTGCCTGAGCGTCGCCGCGCGCTTCACCCCGAAGAGGGCTCGCGCCCACTTGGCAGCCTCACGGACGGAGCCGCACTCGGCCGCGTCCTCGTCGTCGATGCCGCGCAGATGGATGCTCTCGTGGATCAACGTGTGCAGGCCGTCGGTGAAGTCCCGTAGCGGCACCGGCTTTCCCCGAACCCATCGCTCGAGCGGCTGACACTCCCAGGGCGCGAGGTACATCTCCCCGCGGTCGAAGTACGCGCGACCGCGAGTGCCGGCGTAGCCTCCGCCGCCGATCGCGAAGTCCGCCCACAAGCCCGAGTCCGCCGTGCAGAACACGCGCACCGGCTTGCCCACGATTGCCGAGGCGCGCGGGGAGAGACGGACGCTCTCACGGAAGCCGGGTAGAGGATCAGCCGATGCGGTGGGCGCGAGTAGCGCCACAGTAAGCGCCAGAAGAACGGCCACGGTTGTTGGACGAAAGGGCAAGCTTCTGTCCTACCAGGGAAGGAAGCCGGGACAGCGCGGGGCAACCTGATAGATGCCTCCGCCGCCGCGTCTGAGGCTCTGGCTGGACTCTCTAGGTGCGGAGACGTAAGGCCCTTGCACGCACGTACGCTCGTCGTACTTGTCGATTGCCGTCATGGCGACTACGAGCACCATGAGCAGCGCGGCCAGCACGAGCACGAGCGTCGCTTTCTTCAAGACAGGAGAAGCATGACACAGAATCTGCTCACCCGCGAGCAGTGGGCGCAGAACCCAGCCTCACGGAAGCCCGGCGCGACATACGAGGGAATGGTCTCGTGGGTCACGAAGACGCGCGCCAGGCGCGCCGCCGCACGCCTCGCCGCCGCCCCGGACGCGCTCGCCCCGACCCCCGAGAGCGCGATCACCGCTGTCCCCGCCGCCTACCAGCCCACCCCCCCCGCCGCTGTCCCCGCCGCCTACCAGCCCACCCCCGACAACGTCCTCGGCGAGCAGGTCTCCCAGAACGTGCATTCGCAACTTGACCCGCTGATCGCGGAGATCATGCGTAGCACCGCGCAGCAGGCAGGGCAGATCGGCGGGCTAACCGACACGTACGCTGCCCGGCTCGCCCCGTTCGAGGGTGCCGCGAAGGAAAGGTACGCGACCGCCGCCGCCGGTAGCGCAGGGGTCGCACAGTCGCTCGCCGACCGGATGAGCGGTGCGGGTACCGACGCGGGAGCAGGCTTGCGCGCGAAGCTGGAAGCGATCAACGCGCCCGGCGCGCTCGTCGAGAACATCGCCGGTGGTGCCGCCGACTTCGGCCGCAACGCAGGCAACGCCGGCTACTCCACCGACGCCTCCGCGTTGCAGGAGCTGATCGCCGCCGGCGCGACCGCGCAGAACTACGCCGGAGCGTTGCCGGGCCTCGCACGGCTCGAGGGGCAGCAGCAGGTCGGCAGGGCGCAGGGTGAGGGGCAACGCCAGATCGGTGAGGTTCGCTCCAGGATCCCCGGTATGACGGCTGATCTTCTCGCGGGCGCGCGCGCGACTGAGCTTCAGAAGGCCGGGTTGGCCGCTGACTTCGTTTCGGGGAACCGAGACACTGAGCTGAAGAAGGCAGAGTTGGCCGCCGGTCTGACCGAGAGCGCACGCAATCGCGAGGTCACTAAGGCGACCGTCAGGACGTCGCGGGAGATCGGATTGCAGAAGTCGGAAGCGGACAGGCTGAAGGCGGAGGCTGACGCTAAGGCGGCCGCCGACAAGTCCGCGCAGTCATGGCAGAAGATCCAGCAGACCGGAGACAGGCTGAAGCTCCAGGCGAGCAACGCCTCCTTCAACCAGGGGATCGCGGCGGCCAGGGTCAACCTGTCGCAGAAGCAGTACGGGCTGGCGCTGCAGCGGGAGGCGCGGTTGGCGAAGGGGAAGGGCAAGGGCGGGTTCACCGCCGCGCAGCTCGTCGATATGCAGGCAACGGCATACGACACCGCACTCTCCGCCTTCCAGGGCTCCTACCGGGACAAGAACGGCAATCAGGTGACGATCGACCGGAAGAGCGCGACCGAGGTCCTCAATGATCTGCTCGGTCACGGGACTCCGTTGAGCATCGCGCTCAAGGCGGTGAAGCGGCTCGGCAGCCGCCCGGACGCTCCGCCCGACTGGCAGGTCGCTACCGGCTGGATCAAGTAGATGCCGGAGACCGTCCTCAGCCGCGCCGGGCGGGTGCTGCGACTCGCGCAGCAGAGGCCGTCCAAGTCGATCTACAGCAGGGACAGGCGCTCCCCGGATGTGCAAGACCGCGCGGCAGCGATCACGGCGACGAAGGCGAGGAGCGCCGCAGAACTGAAGCAGCTCGGCTTCCTCGGCGCGAGCAAGGCCGACAGGGAACGGCAGGCACGCGACCTTGCCAAGAGGATTCAGAAGGCGAACCCCGTACAGGCGAAGCCGGTCAGTCAGAAGGAAGCGTTCTACATGGCGGCGGCGAAGCCACAGACGATCGCCGGCTATGACCCGCTGAACATCCCCGGCGTCCGCTACGCGGCCGGGCAGACGCGCGAGGTTGCTGACGCGCTCACGCAATCGATCCCCGGCACGTTCGGCCTCGCCCGCGACCTGCTCGCAGATGTCCACTCCGGGAAGGTGTCACCGCTCGGCCTGCCCTCGCCGGGGTCGAAGACCGAGCGCAACCTGAAGGAGATGACGCGCTCCAACCTCGCTCTCCTCAAGGAGCCCTGGAAGCATCCGGCGTTGATCGCGCTCATGTTCGGACGCCCGCTTACGGCCAGCGCGGCAACGGTGGCGTCCCGCGGGCTTGCGGCCGCCCGCGCCGCCGAAGCGGGCACTCCCGCGCTCCGTGCCTTGCTGACCAAGCCGAAGCCGGGGGAGGCTTTCGGAGAGCCGCGCACCTTCCGCTCCGGCGGCATCGAGACGCCGGGCAACTACTCGAAGGCCGCCGACATGGAAGCGTTCCAGCGCGCGGTGGACATCGTTCGCAAGCGGCATCCGAAGCTCGGCCTCTCCTCCGGGCCTGTTGTGACGCGCAACCTGCCCGCCCGTGTCGGCTGGGAACTCTCGCAGAACCGGAAGATCACGGATGCTGTCTCGTCCGCGGAGGCGCTCGGACTCGCTGCCAAGACGAAGCTCTCGAAGTTCCCGCGCAAGCGGCACGGGCAGCAGGTCGCACAGACCGCCGCTCGCGTCGAGTTCGAGGGTGCGACCGTGGCGGAACGGATCGCGTTGCATGAGCAGGTGATGGCGACCGCCAAGTCCCCGGTGAAGCGCGCACGGCTAGCCCGCAAGATCGGCCTCTTGCAGCAGGCGCAGAAGCTCCTGGAGGCGACGCCCGGCGGGCCGCAGGTGAAGCTCTCGAACGCCGCCCTGCGCGAGTTGATGGCGAAGGCGGAGAAGGTCGCGGCCACGCGCACGGAGTCCCTGCTCGCGCGTGGGGCGATCAGCCCGGAGCAGGCAGCCTCCCGCGTGCAGGGGCCGGGGCGGATCGTGAAGGGCGCACGCTTCCTGTATCCGAAGGACGCAAAAGCCCGGCTACGTGAGATCGACTCACAGATCAACGCTCTCGGGAAGTCTCGGATGACGGGCGTTCAACGTTTGAGCGACGTCCGAACTGGAACGCGCAGCACTCGCGCAGCGGAGCGCGGACTGTCCAAGGCCAACATCAAGGCCAAGCGTCTACTCATCGCGCCTGCCACAGCGGCTACAGCGCGTGAGGCGGCGACGGCGAACCGGGCTGCCGCCAAGGCGAGCGCTCTGCGCGCGAAGACCGCGGCGCTGGCGCAGCGCGGTGAGAAGCTGAAGCCGCTCTACGAGCGCGAGCAGCGGCTCGCCCAGATCGCCTACGAGGGTTTCCAGGCCGGCCAGGTCGGGGAGGGTGTGCTCGCACGCTCGCAGGCACGCTTCGGCCGGATTCGCAAGGAATACGAGAAGACGGCGAGCGCACTAATCGCGCACCGTGACGCGCAACTTCAGGGCTTGCAGGCGCTTGAGCAGCAGATCGCAAGTGAGGCGAAGATCGCAGCGGACAAGGCCGGCAACCGGGCGCAGGCTGCCGCGATCAGAGTCGCAGCCGAACAGCGGCTCAGGGAGACGGTACGGGAGCAGCAGCAGATCCTCCTCGATCAGAAGAAGGCGCTCGAGTCTCTCAGCGAGAGCGAGAATCTCGTGCGTGAGCTGCGCGGGCGCGTTGCAGCGTCGTCCGGCAGGCTTGTCGGTGCCGAGGGATACTCCGCGGGCAAGGTTCGCGTCCCCTACACGGCCCGGTATGAGCGCACACCGCTCGGCCGCATGTCGCTCGGCGCCGGAAAGGTGATCGGCCAGCCGCGCGAACTCGGCACCGTCACGCACGCCTTCAAGGGCGAACGTCTCCTCAGCGGCAACTTCCGCGACGACGCGCTCCGCCTGATCGCCGAGGACGCGCTTGCCGAAACCCGGCAGACCGGCAAGCTCGCGTTCCGCGACCAACTCCTGAAGGCCGCAACGGCGGAGCGGCTGAACGAGCATCAGATCGCAATGCGCGTCGGCAAGCTCAAGGATCCTGCGGCCACACAGAAGATGCGAGACCTGCTCGCCCGGCCCGAGGACGTGCTCCCGTCGCCGCGAATGCGGGCCGCCACCGAGGGAGACCCGTTCAAGCAGGTGCGAGAGCTGATCTTCCCGACCGAACTGCACGGTATCCCGGTCGCTGAGATCCCCGCCGGCAGTTCGATCCCCGGTATCAAGTGGGTCGATGAGCGATACCTGGAGGGAGCGAACCTGCCGCCGATCGCTACCGGCGCGGCGGGTAGGCCCGGCCTGAAGCAGCTCGCCTGGACCGGGCACTCGATCAACAACGCGACCCGCCTCTCCTACTTCTACTTGGCGCTGAAGTACGGCACGCCGAACATCCTCGGGCAGATCTCCCTCAACTTCATCCAGGCCGGGGCGAAGGTGCCGCTCGCCTGGAAGCGTGCCGCCACGATCCACCGTGACTTCGGCGCCCGCGACGTCGGGGTTGTCCGTGAAGCGATGGGAACCGGCATCGGTCGCTCACTGCTCGGCTCGCAACGGGGCGCGCTCGGCTTCACGTCCTCGAAGCTCGCTGCCGCTTGGTCGGTCATCCTCGACGTTCCCTTCCGTGACACCGCCTGGGTCGCGGAGGCGTACCGGGCCGGGCACAAGACCGTTGAGCAGCAGAAGGCGCTGATCGACGCGGCGGTCTCCGGCGATGCCTCCCAGCTCGCGGACTTCATCCGCATCACACGCCGCGCCCGCAATGAGATCCTCGACTACGAACGGCTAGGGCACGCCGAGCAGGCACTCAAGCAGCTCTTCTTCATCTACCCGTTCACGAAGGCGTCCACGGTCTACGTCGGGCACTTCCTGGCCGAGCACCCGTACAAGGCATCGGTCGCGGCTACGACGGCGGAGAAGGGGAGCTCCGACCAGCAGAAGATCATCGGAGACGTGCCCGGCTTCCAGCGGGGCAACATCTGGTTCAAGGACGCGAAGGGAAACGTACGCACGTCGAACCCTGCCGCCTTCAGCCCGATCGGCCCCGGAGTGGACGTCTTGCGCTCGGCCGCCTCGCTCGTCGCGGGCGGCGGCAACGTGAACGATCTGCCCGCGCAATACATCCATCCGATGTTCCGGGCCGCACTCAACGCAGCCTTCGGTGCCGATCCGACCACCGGCCGCAAGCTCGACCAGAGCCGGTCGGCCTTCGCCAACTTCCTCGACGAGATGATCCGCAACACGCCCCAGTTCGCGCTGGCGCAGGGACTCTCCGGCGCGAAGCAGGGGCGTACCGATGTCATCTTCCCGACCTCGCCCCGAGAGGCGATCAAGCAGTACGCGATCGGCGGGATTGTGCCGCGCAAGGTGAACCCCGGCGCTGTTCATGCCCGAGCGGCACGGGAGGCACCGCCGCTCCCGAAGTCCGGTGTGCGCGGGGGAGCGTCGGGGTCGAAGTCGATCTACGCGGGGCAGGGCAGCGGGTCGAAGTCGATCTACGCCAAGTGAGGGAGGCCCGATGCCTGACACACAGGGACTCAGCCCGGCCTTCGCCGCTGCCCTGAACAAGCTTGTGGCCGCAAGTGGCGGCAGGGTGTGGATCAACAGCGGCTACCGCTCCCCCGAACGGCAGGCCCAGCTTTTCGCGGCGGCCGTGCAGAAGTACGGGTCTGAGGCTGCGGCGCGCAAGTGGGTCGCCCCGCCAGGACGGTCCCGGCACAACATGGGGCAGGCCGCCGACCTCGGCGGAGACATGAACCTCGCCGCCAGCCTCGCCCCGCAGTTCGGACTGTACCGGCCTATGAGCTGGGAGGACTGGCACTTCGAGCCGGTCGGGAGCCGTTCGGGAACCCCTACGGATTCGGCGGCGCCCTCGTCGTTCGCCAGCCAGTTCGCAACGCCCACAAGTTCAGCGCAGCCTTCACCGCTCACCCGTGAGTTCGCCGCACCCGCACCGCAGCAGACTCCCGCCCAGCCGATGCCTGACGGCCGCGCTGAGTTCGCCTCCGGCCTGGTCGGCGCTATCCACGGCGGCAAGATCGACCCGCGCGAGCTTCTTCAGCTTGTGCTCGCGCGCCGCGCAGCGATGCAGCAATGACCACCACCCGGCCTCCTGCGGTGGCCTAGAGAGGAGATCGCGATGCCGTCCTCTGTCCGTGATCTGATCCTCCAGTTCGCGCAGCAGTCTCACGATGCCCCTCGTGAATATCCGAACGCGGGCCTGCTTCAGTCGGGGAACATCGACCTTGCCCATCGGCCTGTCCATAGGAATCCAGACGGGAACATCAGCACCGAGCGTTCGTTCTCGGTCGGAACCGACAAGGGCGAGCTATTGCTTCCGCTCATCGTCGGAGGCCGCGTCGTGTCGAGGGCAGAGGCACTCGCCCACTACCGCAAGACGGGTGAGCATCTGGGCATCTTCGACTCACCCGAGGCCGCCAACAGGTACGCCACCATTCTTCACTTTCAGCAGTGGAACCGCTATCTCGATCCGCAGCGCGCCGCGCGGGCCTTCCTAGAGAGGAGACCATGATGCCGAAGTCAGCCCGTCTACGGGCGCTCGACTATGCCGCAAGCTATGTCGGCGTGAAGGAGAGCCCGCCCGGCTCGAACCGTGGCCCGCAGATAGACAAGTGGAACAAGGTGGCCGGGGTGCCGGTCGGCTCGCCATGGTGCATGGGCTTCCTCCGTGCGATGTTCAAGCTTGCGGGGGTGCAGCTCGGCGGCGGCGCGTCCGTCGGCTTCTTCGAGGAGTGGGCCGTCCAGCACGGCGAGCTCGTCGTCAGGCGTCCGTTCAAGGGTGACGTCGTCTGCTACCGCTTCGACTCCGACGACTGGCCCGACCACGTCGGCCTGGTAGAAAAAGTCCTGGCGCTGCGATGGAAGGGACAAGCATTCGTCGGCTGGGTTTCCGTAATCGAGGGAAATACTTCTCCGGGTGTCCGAGGAAGTCAGGCCAACGGAGGAGGCGTTTACCGTCGGCGGAGATGGATAGGGCGCGCTAAGTTCGTCCGCATTCCCGGTTAGGGTTGGAGGTAGCCATGCACACCATGCAACGTGACATGAAGGCTGCTTATAACCGCGCCTATCACGCGGCGAACCGAGAGGCGATCCTTGCTCGTAAGCGCGCCTACCGCGCCGTCCATCGCGAGGAAATAGCTGCTTACGACCGCGTGCATAACGAGACGCACCGGGCAGAGAACGCCGCCTACATGCGCGCTTACCGCAAGAAGAACCCTGGAAAAGAGGCGGCTGCACAACGCGCCTGGCGCGAGTCGAATCCAGAAAAGATCGCCGCCTACAACGAGACCCACCGTGATGAGCTTGCTGCTCGCCAACGCGCGTATCATGCAGCGAACCGTGAACGATATGTAGAGCACTGCGCTCTCCGCCGCGCCCGCAAAGCCGGCGCTCCTCGCGTCGAGAAGATCGACCGCAGCTACATCTACGAGCGCGATGGCGGCATCTGTCACATCTGCCGCAAGAAAGCCCCCAGACGCGGCTTCCACCTTGATCATCTCGTGCCGCTCTCCAAGGGCGGGGCGCACACCCACGACAATCTGGCCGTAGCCCATGCGAACTGCAATCTGCGGCGCCATGACGGCCTTCTACCCGCGCAGCTTAGGTTGGTCGGATGACAAACGGCTCGCACATCACCCGCCCCGAGCTGGCCGCCGAGCTGCGTTCGGTGCGCTACGAGATGCGGCTGCTGATCGTCGGCTTGGTCGTCGTGCTCAAGCTCAACCTGCCCGACACGATCACCGTCCCCGCTGTGTCCGCGCTCGCGGTGAAAACGCTGTGGGCAGTAATCAGTTCCCGTCACATCGGCTAGGAGAACCCCATGAAGAGCAAGTACGCGCAGCTCCTCGAACGCAGTCTTTGGACATTCGTCCAAGCCGCCGCCGCCTCGATCATCGTCAGCCAGGGCTTCGGCGCCGATGTCTGGAAGGTCGCGGCTGTCGCGGGCGGGCTTGCCGTCGTGAAGTGCATCGTCGCGTTCCAGGTCGGCGACAAGAACAGCGCCGCGCTGTAGGTGTGTGACCGAGCGCGGGCGGTTCCCGCGAAACACAAAGGAGGAGAAGAGATGGGCACTTTCGCCGCAAAGGTTGTGGCAGTCGGAGGGCATGGCTGCGAGCGTGAGAAGGGCGACGGCGCGAATGTCGTCGGCTGCGAACGCTCCGGCTGCCCTGACTGCATCACCCGCGAGTACGTCCGCCGCCTGAAGCGATCCGGCGCTTCGGTGGAACTCGCCGAGCTGATCCATTGGCCGCCCGATGTGGGCGCGCTCAAGGGCCAGCCGTTCGAGGGGCAGGTCAAGGACGATCTACTCACGGGTCTGCGAACCGGATCGTTCTAGTCAGCATCGCCGCGACCCTGCGACCCCGACGCTCCCGTCCCTATCTCTTCGGAGTGGGGGCGGGAGCTTTCTTCGTTGCGGGTTTCCCGCAGTCTTCCTTGACCGATCGCCGGGACATGTGGTACATAATCGGTCATGGCGCTGACTGTGAACGTGAAGCTCCGTATCGCCCCCGAGATGCGAGATGCCGTTGAGAAGGTCGCGCGGGAGCAGGAGCGTTCCTCCTCGCAGATCATCCGCCGTGCGATCCGGGAGTATCTGAAGCAGCAGAACGACGGCGAGGAGAAGGTCGCGTGATCGTCGCCTCTGTCTTCTTCGGCGGGTTCCTCCTCCTCTGCGCCGTGTGCGCGTGGGCGCGGGGCCGGCCGTGAATCGCGCCGACTTGTTGCTCTCCTGCCTGCGTGACGGCACGCCGTGGACGCGCTACGACATCTACGAGCACGTCGGGGAGTTCTTCCTCACGAATAACGCCGCTGCCGAACTACGGGAGCGCGGATTTGACGTGCAGCACATGCGGCAAGGGCGACTGGACGTGTATCAGTTGGTGAATGGGTCGTTGGGTGAGCGGGAGCAGGGATCATCGGGTAGCGCGTCCGAGCCCGTAAGCCCCCGGCGAGGGGTTGTCGATAATCGCGCCCTTGTCTCCCGCTCTCCGAGCGACTCGCTCACCATCTCGGAGCCGGAACCACAGCCGCGAGACGTCGGCTCGGCCGCGCACTCTGGCCCGCGTCCGTCCGGCTCCGAACAACTCTCGCTCGTGGAGGCCGCGTGAGCACCGTCGAACCTCTGCGTGGCCCACACGGCCAGTACGCGGCCTCGACGCCCCGGAAGCTCCGGGAGGACTGCTCCCCCTACTGGTGGGTGGATCGTCTCGGCTGGGAAGCCGCTGTCGAGCTGGCGCGGGAGTTCGCCGCCGACACGGGCGACTTCGTTCCTACCGGCCCCGAAGCGTGCGCGCCTAGGGGCCAGGAGGTGACCGCGTGACCAAACCACTTGATCCTGAGATCAAGGCGATGGGGGCGATGTTGCGCGCGCTTCAACCACTCGATGCGGAACAGCAGAAACGCTCGTGCGAGTGGATCGTCGCGAAGCTATCCGGTAACTCGTCCGTGTTCCTGCCGGCGTTTATCAAGCGGCCGAAAGATGACGCCTGAATGGTGAGCATGGCCGATCCCGTGAAGCCCCGCACGTTCACGCGCCGCTACGAGTGCGCTGTCTGCGGCAGGAATCTGACCGCCGACCCGAACGTCTCATATCGCAGCCGGAAGACGGGCCGGCGGTTCTGCTCGCCAGCGATCGGGCATCTGAAACGGAGGAAGGTATGAGCACGATGACGCCTGAGCGGCAGGCATGGCTTGACGGACTGCGCGCGATGGCCGACTGGTTCGAGCAGAACCCCGAGCGCATGTCTGATCTAGCGCTTGGCGGAGGCGGGATCATCGTGAACCTCTACCCTGGCGGCAAGAAAGAACTGGCGCAGCTCGCGCGAAAACTCGGCCGAGTCGAGAAGATGCAATCCGGCAACCTGTTCTACGTCTCGCGCAAGTTCGGGCCACACTCGATCGATGGGGTCACGATGCGCGATCAGGTCTGCCGCCGGATCGTCACGGGCACGAGAGAGATCCCCGAGGAGATCATCCCCGCGCACGACGAAGACATCGTGGAGTGGGTCTGTGATGAGCCTCTGCTCGCGGCGGTGAAGTCGTGAGCACCTGGGACGACGAAGCTGGGTATGACCGAAGTGACCCAAAGCATCCCTCGTGGCATGACCGGATGACTGACGTTTGGGATCTCCGCAACCGCGAAGCCCTGCTCTCGCATGATCGCGTGGCCGAGCAGGGGCCGGAGGAGGAGACGCGCTTCCCCTGCGACCTCGGCTGCGGCAAGGACTTCGCCTCCTCGTTGGAGATGGAAGTCCACCTGATTTGCGACCACGAAGGGGAGGCGGCGTGACCGCCCCACGTAACACGTCGAGCAGGGGCAGCAAGCGTCTCTACTCGTGGCGCGACGAGGCGTACTGGTCCGTGACGACGATCATCGGGGGCGGGGTGCCGAAGCCCGCGCTGCTCCCGTGGGGGATCAAGATGGTCGCGGAGGCCGCCGTCGAGATGGCGGACACGCTGCCGGCTATGGTCGCCGCTGATCGTGAGGGCGCGATCAGGTTCCTGAAAGGGTCGCCCTACGCGAAGCGCGACAAGGCCGCCGATCTCGGCACGCTCGTTCACGAGGCCGCAGAAGCTCATGCGCTCGGCAGGCCGATGCCCCCGGTAACCGCGGATGTGCGCCCGTACCTCGACTCGTTCGAGCGGTTCCTCGCGGACTTCACCCCGGAGATCATCGCCACTGAGGCGAGCGTCTACAACCGCAGTGAGCACTACGCGGGCACGTTGGACATGATCGCCCGGCTGATGTTGCCGCAATCGGAGTGTCTTGTGCCGAAGACTTACATCCTCGATGCGAAGTCGGGCAAGGACGTCTACCCGGAGGTCGGCTTGCAGCTCGCCGCCTACCGGAACGCCGAGTTCATCGGTTTGCCGGACGGCTCCGAGGGGCCGATGCCCGCCGTGGACGGCGCGCTCGCCCTGCATCTGACCGTGAACGGCTACCGGCTGATTGAGGTGCGCTGCGATTACGAGGTTTACCGGTCCTTTTTGTACGCCAGAGAAGTGTTCCGCTGGCAGGAGACCACGTCCAAGACCGTGCTCGGCGCTGAATACGGGGCGCTCGTGGAACAGAAACAGGAGGCGCTGCTGTGAGCCCCGTCCTCGAGATCCAAAAGCGCATGATGCTACTCGGCCGCGTGCGCCTCGGGCAGAAGGGGCCGAAGGGGGAGCCTCAGAAGCTCGACCGCTTTCGCTTCACGTCGCCGTCCCGCGCGCTGCTCGAAGCGATAGCAGCCGCGCACGGTGGCGAAGTGACCGACTGGCAGGGCGCACCGGACGAGGGGTACTTCCAGGTGACGACGGACGCGACGCGACTCGACATCATCCTGCCCCCGGTGTTCTCGGATGTGGACGGCTCGCCGACGATGCCGTATTCGCAGTGGTTCGAGATGTGGTCGGCCGGGGGCTGTCTGCGTCGCTGCGACGGGGAGACGGAGGCGCTCAGCGGCAAGCCGTGCATGTGCGATCCGATCAAGCGGAAGGCGGGCGCGGCCTCCGAGTGCAAGCTGACGACGCGCGTCTCGTTCATGCTCCCGGACTTGCCCGGCCTCGGAGTGTGGAGGCTGGACTCGCACGGCTGGAACGCCGCCGTCGAGCTTCCGGGCACGCTCGACGTGCTCGCCCGCGCCGCGCACGAGCAGAAGTTCATTCCCGCCGTCCTCTCGATCCAGCATCGCACGAGCAAGTCCGAGGGGCAGACGCGCCGTTACATCGTCCCGGTGATCGAGTTGCCGGACGTGACGCTGCGGCAGCTTGCCTCCGGCGATGTGCCGCTGGCGCTGAACGCCCCGGTGTCGCGCCCATTGGAGCGTCCGGCACTCCCGTCGGGTGAGGCCGTGCTGCCCGCCGACGCTTCGTTCGATACCGGGCCGCGCGCGGAGTTCGGCGAGCCGCCCGCGCTCCCCGAAGTCTCGGCGCCCGCCCTCTCCGACGCTGCTCCTTCCGGCGACTCGGATCGAGAGCCGGACGCGGCTGTCACCGCACCGGCAGCGGGCGCCGAGACCCCCTCCATCACCGCCGCGCAGGCGAAGAAGCTGAACGTCCTGATCGGCAAGCTCCGCGACGACCAAAAGCTCATCTCAACCGAGCAGCTCTACGGGAAGTGTCGGCGCGAAGGCACCGTCGGCGAGGACGGCCTGTTGCACTTCGGCCCGCTGCGCGACTCGCTCTCGAAGGACGAGGCGAGCGTGCTGATCGACTCGCTGGAGAAGTTCGAGGCTAACCTCGTCGGCGAGCAGGGGGCGTGGTTCGTGCAGAAGGCGCGAGAGGCGCAGGACAGGAAGGCACGGGCGGGCAAGCTGTGAGGCTCACCGCAATCATCGCCCTCGCCGGCCTATTCGGTGTTGGCATCGTCCTCGCGCGACTGGATCGCGGAGCCGATCACATTGAAGCGTGGGCTGACCGGAGCGAAGCCGGATCGCGTCTGTCGCTGGCTGTTCGAGGTCATGGGCATGGAGTCCGCCGACGAGCTGCACGACTTGTACCCCGGCACGGGCGCGGTGACGGTGGCATGGGAGCGGTGGCGGTCGCAAGGATCGCTACTCGCGGAGGCATCCTCGTGAGCGAAGCATCCGCCCGTTTAGAGCGCAAGGCTGACGAGATCCGTGCCATAGCGCAAGAACACGGCGCCGACCGTGACTACGACCTCGTTGAGCTGATCCTCCGTCTCGTCGCCCGCGCACTCGACGACATCGCAGAAGAACGGGAGGCCGCATGACTGACAACTACGTTCTCGATTGCTCGTTCGATACCGGCGATGGCATGTGGTGCTTCTGCCCCATCGAAATGGACGCTGACGGGAATGTCACGAGCATCATCACCGGACTGAACTTCCTTTCCGATTCTCCACCCAAGGGCGGGCACTTCGTAGGAGTTGTCCACCAGGACGGTCAGGAAGCCTGCGATGAGTGGTGCGAGAAGAACAGGGCTGTCGTTGATCGTCTCTTGGCGGAACGGGAGGCCGCATGACCACGCCGACCCATTGCGGCCATCCCGAGTCCGGCTTCGTGACCTCTGGAGAGGGCACGTCGTACTGCCCGGCGTGCGCGGACGAGTACGAGACGCGGCTGACCCCCGGTTTCGACGCTGGCATCGAGGTTGGCGGGACGACGCACCGGAAGCCTGACCTCACCCCCGAGCGGATCGCGGAGCTGTCGATGTGCATGGACGCCGCTCCTGACCGCGCGTTCTGGCACGAGTACCACGACCTTGCCTTCGCCCTCCTCGCGGAGCGGGAGAGGCAGGGGGAGACTTTCAAGCGGCAGCTTCGCTTGGGAACCGAAGACGTGCGCCGCGAGCGCGATGCGTTGCGGGCCGAGAACGAACGGCTGCTGGCGGCGCTGGCGGGTGCCTACCGAGAGAGCGATCAGGCTGGGCGCGCAGCCATCGGCCGTCTGTGTGACGTGCATATTGATCGCTCCGGGGCGTTGCTGGGGCAGGTTCGCGCCCTTGCGGAAGGAGACACCGATGCCTGAGCCCACTGACACCCGCATCCGCCGCGACAACACGCGAGACGCCCTTGCGTTAGCCCGCGCCTACAAAGACGAGGACAGTGAGCGTGGGTTCCTCGCGCGACAGGTCGTCCGTCTTGTCGAGGAGGCCGAGTGTGTCTGCGGCGAGATCAACGCGCGCCATTGCCCCGTGCATCAGGAAGGAGCCCCCGATGCCTGACCTCACCCCCGAGCGTGTCGCGGAACTTCAATGGCGCATTGGTCGTGGCATCGCTCCTGCATCCCCCGACGCCCTGGCGGCGCTCAACCTCTTGCTCCCCGCCCTCCTCGCGGAGCGGGAGAGGCTGCGGGGAATCTTGCGCGACGTGCTCGCGGATTCTGGAAGCGGAGGACTGTCGGTACACGTCATCTGGGCCATCGAGGCCGCTCTCACGGAGGAGGACACCGATGCCTGACCTCACCCCCGACCGGATCGGGGAGGCAAAGGCGCTGTCCTTCGATGCTCGGAGGCACGGCTACTTCGAGACGGCCGACACCATCGACGCCCTCCTCGCGGAGCGGGAGACGCTGCGGGAGGCGCTGCGGCTTCGGATGATCGAAGCGGGGCGTCACACGACAGAAGACCGTGACACCTACGCCGATGGGTTCTTCAACGGTCTGGCTGCCGCCCTCGATGAGTTCGACCGAACCCCCGCTCTCGCTGCCCCCACGGAAGGAGACACCTTCGAGAGTCACCCCGGCGTTGACCAATGCACCGCACAGCGCGTACATCCGCTCTCGTCTGACTACAAGGTGCGGTGCCAACTCGCCGCCGGGCACGCGGCGGATCACGTCAACGACGGCTGCAATTGGACGGACGCTTCGGCCTACGCGCTCCCCCCGGAAGGAGACACCGATGCCTGACAGATGGAGGGCTATCGCGTTTCGCTATGCCGCCGCGTTTGGCGTGTACGCCGTCGTCCCTCGCTCATGGGGTTTGGCTGCCAACGTAGGGCTTCCGCTGCTGGCCTTTCTCGTTCTGATCCTTGCGGAAGGAGCCCCCGATGCCTGACCTCACCCCCGAGCGTGTCGCCGAGCTTGAGCGGCGCATTGGTCGTGGCATCGCTCCTGCATCCCCCGACGCCCTGGCGGCGCTCAACCTCTTGCTCCCCGCCCTCCTCGCGGAGCGGGAGAGGCTGATTCGGGAACGCGACGAAGCCGAAGAGTGTGTTACGCAAGCGCACAAAGACAGCAACGGTCTGCGTCGCCAACGAGACGCCGCCCGCACTGCGCCATCTCCGGGTTTCTTGGACGACGTGCGTGTGCTCATCACCGACTACTACTCGGGGCTGCCCGAGCACCGTGAGCCGGCTATGGCGGCTGCCGCCCGTTTGGACGAGATCCTGAACGACGAGCACGGCAACCCTCGCGCCGCCGCTCTCGCTGCCCCCACGAAGGGAGACACCGATGAGTGAGCCAACGATCAGCCTGCGGGACTTGCTGAAGAGGCCCGTCACGAGGCGGCGGAGTCTCTACTTCGTTGAACTCGACCCCGCCGAAGTCGCCGCGCTGGTTGAGGCGGTCGAGGCGCAGCTTGAGTACGGCGAGGGCGGGCACTCCTGGCGCTGTGAGTACCGCACCGCCGAGAAGGGCTGGAAGGAAGGCGACCCGCCGATCATCGAGTGCAGGTGCGGACTTGACCGCCTGTACGCCGCCCTCGCGCGCTTCACGGAGGAGGGGACGTGAGCGGCAAGCGACACCGGCACGAGTTCACCGCGCTCTGGTGGCACTTCGGGCCGTACGGCCTGCAGGACATTCACGTTCACGGCTGCCTCGATGAGGAGTGCGATCGGGTGCTGATCGGGTCAGGGCGCTCGTGCGACGGCGCTCCTGCTTCGCATCATCGCGAGACGCTATCTGCGCCCGCGGAGGCGTGCTCCTGATGGCCGTCTGCCCGTGGTGTCTGATCCGTGGCCGTGTTGTCAGGGAGTGCCTGCTATGCAAGGGCTCGGGGCGAGCCTCCTCCTGATGGCCGTCTGCGCGAAGTGCGGGCACGACGTGCGCCTCCACATGCCCGGATCGGTGTGCGGGCGGATGCATTGCTACTGCCGTGAGTTCGTCCCCACGCCCAGCCCCGCGCCTGCCCCCACGACGAAAGGAAGCGATGCGTGACAGAGCCGAGACGGTCGAGGAGGTCGAACGGATCATGCGGGCCGCGCTCCCGACCCCGTACGACGAGTTCTTCCCCGCCCACAGCCTCAACGTGGACGGTGTCCGGGACGTCGCGCTCAACTTCGCCGGCGCGAGCGCGCAGGGACGCTACCCCGACCTCTCCGCGCGCCGGCAGCGGGTGATCGTGCAGCACGTCGCGCAGGTGTTCCTCGCCGCGTTCGAGCTCGGCATCCGCGTCCACGAAGAGACCGTCGAGGAAGGGACCCTGCCGTGAAGGACACACCGCTCGTCGGCGCCGTCGACCTGTCCGGTCTGAAGGAAGGCCTCGGCCCACGGGAGGCCGCCGCGTTCCGAGACGAGCTGATGATGATGGCGCAGACCCGTGAGCTCGCGCTCCGCGACCGTGTCACAATCAGCGCTGAGAACGAAGGGCTCACCCGCGCTCTCGCCGCGCTCGTCTACCGGTACGGCACCGACGATGGGGCGGGGAAGTGCTACCTGACGATCGACCATGACGAGTTCCACGACGCGATGAGCCGGGTCGCCGCCTTCTCGCTCGACCCGGGCTCCCAGCATCTGCATCTGGTCGTCACGCTCCGCTTCGACGGGGAGTGGACGGTGTCCGTGGACGAGCCGTGCGAGGACGACCTGGACACGCTCGAGCGGTTCGAGGCGCCGCCGGATGTCGTCACGAGCCCGGGCGGGTGGCGGATCCTCGTGCCGACCGCGCTCGGCTGGCGCGTCGCCACCTGGGCACCCGGGGAGGCGTGATGGAGAACCGCACGGTACGGGTGGACTTCCGGGCGACACCGACGCAGAAGGCCCGCTGGCGGCAGGCGGCGACCGCGCTCGGGCTGAAGGAACTGGCGGACTTCTACCGGGACGCGATCGACGGCTTGGCCGACGTCGTTCTCGCCCCGCCCGTGTCCGACCGTCCCTCAAAGGTGCTATCGTCCGAAGAGTGAGGTGTCCGCCGCCTGACGGCGACCTCCGCGGTCTGCGCTGAGCCGTCCCTGTGGCGGCTCTTCGCATTGTGGCCGTCCGTCTGAGCGTCTACCCTTCCGGTGATGGGCGAGAAGACCGACAACGTCGTGCCGATCGGGAACGGCCTGGTCGGCAAGAACGGCAAGCCGTTGCACGGTGCGGCCGGCCGGAAGCTCACCCCTGAGCAGATCGAGCAGCTGCAGGCGGCACGGCGGGCGAAGGCCGAGGAGACCGGGGACCATCACGCCGGCTTCGGAGGTCGTCGCCGCCGCCCGCGCATCTCCGATGTGACCGAAGACGCGCTCAAGAAGCTCGAGCCGCGCGCGCTGCAGGTGATCGAGGAGATGCTCTACGACGAGGACGTGAAGATCCGCCGTGACGGCGCGTTCCGGCTGCTCGCGTACACGAAGGGGCAGCCGACGCAGCGGGTCGAGACCGACCATGTCGAGCGGATCGAGTACGTGCTCGCCGAGCACGAGCCCGCCCCGGTCGCCTCCGGTGAGTAGCACCGTCTCCGACAAGAAGACCCTCCGTGTCGTTGACACATGGACGCGGGCGGGGATCACCCCGAACCCGAAGCAGCGGGAGTTCGCGGAGGTCTGCGAGGAGGCCGGGGCGGAGGAGGTCATGTTCAGCGGCTCGATCCGTGCGGGCAAGTCGCAGGCGGCCGCGAAGAAGCAGGTGCGCTGGGCGTGGGAGTACCCGGGCACCACCCACCTTGTCGTCCGGCGCACGTACCCGCAGCTGCGCGACTCGACCTGGCCGCTGTTCAAGAGCGGCGACGGTGGGATGCCCGCCGCGATCCCCGACGAGCTGATCGCGCAGACGAAGATCGGGGACTGGGAGATCCACCTGAAGAACCGGTCGAAGCTGATCTTCCGTTCCGCCGACGACCCGCAGGAGGCGATGAAGAACGTCCGCAACGTCACCCTCGCGAGCATCTTCGTCGACCAGATCGAGGAGTTCGACCGGGACGCCGACCCGGAGCTGTACGAAACATGGCTGTCGCGGCTGTCGGATCCGCGCGGGCCGCGGAAGCTGATCGCGGTCGCGAACCCCGGCCCGACAACGCACTTCGCGTACAAGCGCTTCCATCCCGACAGTGACGAGCGGGAGCCGCAGACCCGGTTCATCAACGTCACGATCTACGACAA